TGGAAAAATTCTAGTTGGAAAAGGACATGATGGTAAATGGCAAATGCCAGGTGGTCATGTTGATGCTGGTGAAACTTTTGATGAAGCAGCAGCTAGAGAATTAAATGAAGAAGCTAATATTAAGGCTGGATCATTAAAAGAAATTAATTCATTCTCAATGAATGGATATGATTCTAAAACATTTCTAGTTACAGACTTCTCTGGTGAACCATCTGATTCTAATGAACTTAAAGATGTTCAGTTTGTAGAACCATCTGATCTTATTGATTGGAATTTAAGGGATGTCTCAAGACATAGCCTAAACAACTATATTGAAACTAATCTAAAGAAATCTTTTAAACTTAAAGACATGCTAGCCGTAGAAAAGTTAGAAAAGAATATCTTAAGAGAAGGTCCTCATTCAGGTGTAGTTCATGATGTAACTCACGGAGATGCTTTAAGACTTGTAAGATCTGGTTGTTTTAAATGGTTAAAAGAACAAGTTAAAGACATGAAAGAAGAGGACTTTAAAGAAGTTCCTCTAGATACTAAAATAATTTCTATTAGAAAACATATTAGTGACGTTTATTCTGGAAGAATTAGTGATGGACATAAAGTTATTCACCAATTCACAAATAAATCATTGCCTCAACTATGCGCAGATATTATGTCTGTATTTGAGTGGTATTCTGATGAAGATGAAAGTGTTTTCGATGAGATAGATAATGTTTCTGATGATGAGGTTTTTGGTGGATTAAGTTCTTTAACTGAAAATTATACTAAGCATAATCTTGCTAATATTTACAGTGAGATGGAACATATTAGAAATGAAATAAGACATGGTAATGCTGTTGATCTACAACAAATTGAAGAAAAGATGATGAAGCTTTTTGATAAACTTGAAGACACAACACATAATGTTATTTCTCAACATAATAAATTGGCACAAGATGCTAGTAAAGAAATTGAAATGTTAGAAGGTAAATTAAGAGACCTTGCTAATAAAGTAGATGAGTTAAGTAAAAAACCTGAAGAGGTAGAAGCTTATCAAACTAAACCAGTTAACGCCAATAAAGTCTATGATTCTCAATATATGTATCTTCCTAAGCCTCAAATACATATTGAGCCAAGTGGTAAGATAAAGATTGTGTTTGACCAAGAGTGGAGTCACCTAGACAAATCAAATTTTCTTAATGATATGCGCGCTAAAGTGATAAAAAAAAAAGAGCTCTTGAGTAAGTCTGAACCTAAAGGTGTATTACCAGAAGGATCTATTCACACTGTAGAAGTTCATCCAGATATGGATCACTATTATAGAGCTAAGAGTATTATAGGTGACAAACCACATGCTCAAATAGCTGATTTCAAAAAAGCTGGCTTATCTGAAAAAATAGTAAATAAATTACCAAGAGATGCAAAGGGTAAAGTTACTAAAGAAATGATTGATAAACATATCGCAGGTTTACCTAAAATAAAGCTTCAAGCAGAAGTGCTTCCTTATGAATGGGGATCTCAAATGCATCACCCGAAATCTAAGCAACAAGCAATATCTGTACAAGTTCATCCAGATACGTTAGATAATGTATCTCCTGAAGTTAAAGAAGATATTACATCTCTATTACATAATAGAGGACAGCATGATTTAGGTGCGAAAGGTTATCAAATAGGTTGGTCTAGAATCGATCCACATGCTAAAGATAATCATTGGCATATAGATGAAATACAAAGTGATTTTCAAAATCATGATAAAGTAAATAGAAAAATTGAAAATCGAAGTAAAGTTTTGAATGATCATCTTGACTATTATTCAGATTTTTATGATAAAATGGAAAAAATACACCCTAAATTACATGATAGAGTAAAAAAAGAATTTGATAATTACAAAGAAAAAGAAAAACAATTCAATAGTTTACCTGATAACGCAAAATATGAAGATCCTGACAGCCCACATCATGGTATTTATAAAGATTGGAAAACTGCAGATAAGACTCTTGAAGATAAAATAAGACAAGAAATACCAAACTATATATCAGAGTTAAAAACTGATCCAAAAAAATTTCATAGTTTTCTATCTCATGGACATGAAGATCCACAACATCTCGTTCATTCTGTAATTAATGAATTAGCTAGAAAGAATGGAGTTAATTCTCTATCTATGGATACGCCTAAAGATCAAGCTAGACAGAGTGGATTAATTCATAGTAATAACTATGACTATGAAGATATACATCAGCATATGCCTGAACTCAGCAATGAAGAGTGGGATAATCAAAAAGAATCAATAGAAAATGAGACACATGCTGCTTTTAAAAACCCTAATTTTAAAACAGCATTGGGTAAGCTGGGCGGAATAAGTAGTCTAAGTAGTTTAATAGAAGAAATAGGTTCGGGCATAAGTCCTGACTTAATAAGTAATGCAGAGAGCATAGATTCTTATAACAACAATAAAGACGCTCCTCTGTCTAATAAAGTAAAATCTTTATCGGAGCCAGAATATGATGCTTTAGAAGATTTTTTAAATAATCATTATAATAAAGTTGTAGATGGCGCAAGAAGGGTTACTGATTTACATAATGAAGGCCATAATAATGAAGAAAGTTTTCTAGACAAACTTCCTGTTCATCAAATAGACACTTATCACAAAAGACCTAAAAAATTAGGATATAGAGATGCATCTAAGAGAGAACTAATGCCTGATCATGCTAGTGACGAAGACCAAAAAGTGCAATTTACACCTGTTCATAAGTCAAGGAAATAAACATGTTGGATGCGAATGCTGAAATTTCTAGACTTAGACAAAAACTTCGTTTTAGAAATATGACTGAAAGTATAATAGATGAAATATGTGATGAAGTTTCTATGGAAATAAGTAGTATCACATCTGATATATTAGCTGATGCAATACAGTCTGCTGTTGAAGCAGGTAGTGATGCTGGTAGTGTAGATTTTATAGATGAAATTAAAGCACTAAGAAATGGAGCATCTTTTCAGATTACTACAGATTCTGGAAGAACAGATTTTTCTGAAGCACCGTTTCCTATGATGCCAAAATTGTTAAAGAATGCTAAGGTTGCAAAAGATGGATCGCTATACAAGACTGTTCCTATAAAGAAGTCAGAAAGTAGAGTACCTGCAACAACTGAAGCTGCAATGGCTGCAATAAATAGTGCAAGAGCAGCAGCTAAAGATCAAAGAGATTCGATTCATGCAGAATCGATTTCTATGGATGCAATGAAGGGAATGGATACTGTTGCTGCAATGACAGCAATTAATAAAAAGAGAAGTCCTAGTCGCGAAAGTGTGCCTAGTACTGTAACTGGATTTAGAACTGTGTCTAGTAAACAAGATGCCTCAACACAGTGGGTTAATCCAGGTAAGAAAGCCAATATGAGCGAGGCATTACAAAGAATTAACGCTAATTTGCAGGACTCAATTGATAGGGCAATTGAAGATGTAATTAGAAGATATGACGGGATGTATTAATATGGCAATGATTTTAGCAGAAGTTGCATTACAAAGAGTTATTCAAATTGGTCTAGCTAATTTGCGAGCAAATCCTGCTGCATTAAGAGCTATATTTGATCAATATACTAGCGATGCTATGAAGTCATCATATGGACCTGCTTATGTAGATAAAATTGAGCAATGGTTTAATGGAACTAAGATACCTGTTTTACAAGCATGGTCTTTTGATCCAACTAAGGTTCCTTCTATCTCTATACATTTAGCTGATGAATCTGAAGATGAATCTAAAGCAGCTGTTGGTGATTTTTGGGGAATGGGCGAGGACTCAGATATTTTGACTGGTCCAGTAACTGTATCATTAGATATTGGGATTCATGCAGATAAATCTAAAGATGCTGTTCTTTGGCTTTATTACATAATCTTACATATCTTATATAAAGAAAAAGTTACAGCTAGAGGATTAGGTTTAGAGCTTTATACATATAGAGCTAGTGACTATAATAAAGAAAGTAAATATATGGCTGACAATGTTTGGTCTAGATGGGTTAGATTTAGATGTACTGTTCAGCACTATGTTGATGGGGATACTTACGTACAACCTATTATAAATGTTGATATTGACGGAGAAAGTATTAGTGGGGAAGGACCTACAGATATTACACAATTTCAACTTGGAGATGAATAAGGAGTTCATATGGCAAAGAAGAGTTTAAAAGAAGAAATTAAAGAGATGGAAAGAAAGGCTAGAGAAGAATCTGCCCCTCAAATAGCTGAAGAAACTAAGGTGTCTTTTGACTCATGGTATCACATGAGAAAGGATAAGATTCCTAGCTGCCATCTTAAAGAAATTTTAGCTGCAGATTTTAAAGCAAGAAATATGCCAAATAATGCTACTATAGCAGAGTTTGATAAGGCTTTAGAATTATACGGTGTAAAACTTAAGTAATGAGTCGTGTTATAATAAAAAATAAGTAAACGAAGTAACGGTTTTAGGAGGCCAAAATGGCAATTAACGTATCTTTTAATGGCGCAACAATTTATAAGCCAGGCGCATACTCTAGGATAAACATCGATTTAAGCGGTGGTTTTCCATTAGGGCCAGTTGGCTTAATCGCTATCTTTGGAGAGTCTACGCGAGGACGTCCAGGATCAGCTGAGACAGATATCGCGAAAAATGTATTTACAGCTAACCAAATTACTGAAGTTAGAAATAAGTACGGAAGTGGAGCTATCGTAGATGCTATGAACTTCCTATTTTCTCCAGCTTCTGATGGTGCTATCCCTGGTGGAGCTCAAGCTGTTTATATCTATAAAACAAATGCTTCAACTGTAGCTAGTTTAGCTTTAGCTAATACATATGGAACAGTTGAATCTATCGAATACGGTGTTGGTGGAAATACAATCACTTTCTCAGCTTCTGAGACTGCTGAAATTGCTCCTTCAATTGTATCTACTGCATTTGATGAAACTGCAATCTCTGCAGGAAACATTACTATAGCTGTTAACGGTGTTGCTTCTTCAGCAATCGCAGTTGCTCCTGTAGCTAATAATGCTGCTTTAGCTGCTGCTGTAGCAGCATGGGTTGTTCCTGGTGCTTCTTTTGCAGTATCTGGTACTGACGGTGCTTCAGTTATAACTATGACAGTTACTGCTGATGCTCAAGCTGCTAGAAAAGGTTTTGGTAAGACATTAGAAATTAGTGGTTCACCACTTGCTTCTATGGGATTATCTGCTCAAATTAAAAACTCTACTGTTGAGTCTGCAATGACTGTAACAGTTAAACAAACAAGAGATCTTTTACAAGAACAAGATACTATCGGTGGTAACATTGTTTTAAAAGCTGGATATTCTGGAGCAAACGCTACTGCAACTGTTCAAGTTACAGCTAATGACGTTATTTTAACTGCTGGTGCTGCAGTTCATACTTTCTCAAAAGCTCAATATAGTACATTACTTCAATTAGTAAACGCTATGAATTTAGCTGCTGATTGGGATGTTGAACTTGCTTCTACACTTTATAATTCACTTTCTCCAGAAGTTCTTGATGTTGTTACAGTAGGTGCAAAAGCTCTTACTGCTTCTAGCTTACCAGCAAGAATTAAGAAAGATGCGTCTGAAGTTGCTGACTTCTTTGCTTCTTCTTCAATTGTAGATATTATGGATCAATCCTCTACTGGTTTAATGGATGCTTCTGCTGAAGCTGCTTTAGCTGGTGGTACACTTGGTGCTTCTTCTACTGCGGAAATTGTTGCTGCTCTTGAGAAATTCCAAGAAATCAGAGTAAACTCTGTTGTTCCTCTTTTCTCTAGAGATGCTTCTGCAGATATTGCTGATGGATTAACTGATGCTGCTTCTAACTATACAATCTTAGGTATTCACCAAGCTGTTAAATCTCACTGTGCTCTTATGAGTACTACTAAGAACAGAAGTGAAAGACAAGGATATATTTCGATTAAAGCTTCTTTTGCTGATTCGTTAGATAGAGCTGCTTTACTTGCTGATGCACGTTTACAATTATGTATTCAAGATACAAGAAACGTAGATGCTCAAGGAGCTATTAAGTGGTTCCAACCATGGGCTCAATCTTGTTTAGTTGCTGGTGCTAGAGCTGGTGCTCCAGTTGGTACTCCATTGACTTTTAAATATTTTAATGTAACTGGTATTAGACATACTGCTCAAGCTATGAGTACTCCAGAAGCAGATATCACTGTAGACTTTAATCCAAATGCTAAATTTGAAGAAGCTATTAAAGGTGGTATTACTTTCATGGAAGCTCCTCAATCTGGTGGAATCAGATGTGTTGTTGATAATACTACTTATCAAAAAGATAGCAACTGGGTATACAATCGCGCTAACGTGATTTATGCTGCAGACGTTCTTGCTTTTGATTTTAGAAATCAATTAGAGAATATCTTTGTTGGTCAGAAAAATAATATCCAAGCAAGCGAAATTAAATCTGTTGCTGCTTCTATCTTAGCTACTTTCTTAGCTCAAGGTATTACAGTTAAGACTGATGAAGCTCCAAATGGATATAAGAAGCTTGACGTTACTATCAGCGGAAATATCGTTAATATCTCAGCTATCGTAGTTCTTGTTGAAGGTATCGATTTCGTTCTAAACGACATCACTATCACAAGAGTGCAATCAGCAGCTTAATGTATAATAAATAAGAGAGCAGGGCTTGACCCTGCTTTTTTATATCAGGAGATATTATGGACAAGTTAATTGAGTTAGAAAAGAAGCTAAAAGAATATAGAGAATTATTAGATAAAGCTTCTAAAGAAAAACACGAAGACGAAAAAGAAGATAAAGAGTTAATTGCTGAAGCCATCGACGAACACAATGAAAAGAAACATGGTGAACCAAAAGACGAAGATTCTGCTTTTAAAAGTGAAGAAATAAAAATCAATCCTAATGGTCAATGGTCAGTTGGAAGTAAATCTGTTGGTAAAAAACCTGAGCATATGAAAAGTATGCACGGTCCAGTAAAGACTTACGACAAGAACTCTAAAGAAGTAAAAGAAATGAATGCTAAGCTTCAAGAGCAAGACAACGAATAATAGACTATTTACATCGTTTAACTAAGAAGGGCTGAGAATTCAGCCCTTTTTTATTGTCTAATAGTGTTCTTTCTTGTGACATTCTTCACATAAGCAAATAAGATTATTGATATCGAATCTTAAATCAGGGTAGTCTTTCCAGTGCTTCATATGATGAGCGTTTAATGTACCACCTTTAATTCCACATTTATTACATGTATAATTATATTTCTTAAAACACTCTTCTCTTAGACCAGAGTTTTTAAATAGTTGTCTTTGTTTTTCATTTTGATCAGTACTAAAGTTTTCAAAATCTTCTATAGATATATTTCTTTGGGTGCAAGAGTTTTTAATTTTTGATAACTCTTTTGTTTTAGAGTTCATTCTTGCATGTCTATCTTTAGCCGAACAAGAGAGGCACGGCTTGACTATATCCTTCTTAAAACAAAAACCCTTATCTGTTCCACATATTATACATTTAGTTTTATATTTCTTTTTATTATTAGTTTTTATATAATTATCAAAGTCTGCATTTAAAAAATTGTTTTCGTCTTTTATTCTTGAATTAGAACAAGAATTGCAATTCGCTATTATATTTAACACTAATTTGCGTTTATATCCTCTATCTTTACCACAGATGCTACATATCATTTTATATAGTTTTCTGCCATTTTTTATTATAAAATCATCTTCTTTTATCATTTAAATATTATACCAAGTTATTTGAAATGAACCAGTGCTTAAGTAAACTCATGTTATAATCAAATAGAGTCAATGTCGACTCAAAAATTTAAGGTAAGAGGAACCAAACCTCGAGGAGATTTTATGGCTGGTAAGACACCGAGCTTCATAACTGGAGCTACTGCAAAAATTAAGATGGGTAACTTAACTATGGCATACGCGCAAGACGTTTCGTACAACACAACTGTGACGACTATACCTATTGAAACCATGGGAAGATATGAAGTTGTGAGTAACGAACCAGTTGCTTATTTTGTTGATGGTACTTTAAGTATCATTAGATATACAAAAGAAGCTTCTGCAATGAACGGTGCTAATGCTAACGGTAACTCAGTAGAACAAATGGTTAACGCTGGTGGATACGGTGGTGTAGCTGGTGACGGATTCGATCCAGCAAGAATCATTGCTTCTGAAACATTCGATCTTGAAGTATTCCAAAAGCTTGCTTCAGGTAAAACTGAGTCTGTTGGTAAATTAAGAGACTGTCGCTTCACAAGAAAAGGTGGATCTATCAATAAGCGTGGAGTATTAGTAGAGCAATTCGCTTTCAATGCTATCCTTATGGATAATGATGCTGATGTTGAAGTTGGACATTCTGGTGATCTAGATCTTCAACCTTAATTAAAACGAGGTAAACTGTGGCTGGAATGAAACCCTTCTTTTTGACAGGGGCAAATGCTAAGATAAGAGTTAATGGTGCTACTTTAGCATACTGTACTAATTTATCTTACTCAGTCACAGTTTCTCATTCTACTCCTACTGTGTTAGGTATGTATGAACCTTCATCTGTAGAGCCTACAGGTTATTTAGTTTCTGGTACATTTACTATTATTAGATACGTTGCAGATGTTAAAGATGAATTGGGTAAAACTCCAAATGATACCTCAAATACTGGTAACGGTATTGGAAATTGGGGTGTAAAGAAATCTAGTAAGATCATTGATCTTAGCGGTAGTGATGGAAAAGTTTATGACAATCTAAACCCAGGAAAGCTTGAGAGAGCTACTGGTTTTGAAATTGAAATATTTCAAAAAACAGAAAATAAAAATATCTCTGTTGCTAAAATTAGAGGAGCAAGAATTACTAAAGCCGATTTCATGTTGGCAAAAAATTCACCTGCTGCTCAAACATTTCAATTTACTGCCCTTTACGCAGATGAAGATAGTTTTTTAGCAGACTTCTCTGGTCGTGGACAGCAGTTCGTATAAGGTGTAGCTTATGGCAGATAATAAAATCGATAGTGGATCTAATGTATTAAATACTATTGCTGGTAATGCCATTTCTAATATTGATGGTATTTTTTCTGCTAAACCAATGGGTAAATATTTATCTGGTGCAAGATGCGTTCTTAAGGTAAATAAGAAAATTGTTGGATTTGCGTTTGCCATCTCTTGGGATATTAGAACTGTTGCTACAGAAATTAATACAATCGACGACTATATGCCATATGAACTAGCTCCTCAAAGAATAGAAGTTAATGGTGCTATTTCAGGCTTTAGAATTCCAGGTTCTGGACCAACTCAATCATTGATACAATCTGATATTTTAAATTTTTTACATCAAAGATACATTGAAATAGAAGTAAGAGATTCACAAACTGATAATCTTATTTTTTATACAAACAAAGCAATGATAACGTCAAGACAAGAGAACATTAAAAGTAACTCTCTTGCAGATATGACTCTATCATTTAAAGCTATTGGCTTTGCAGATGAAAGATCACCAAAGGATCCTAAAGGTATTGGAGAAACTGTCGACGTAAACGGAACTAATCCACTTACAAAAGTCACTGACAAGATTAAAGGTCTTTTTCAATAATTTAAGTATAATAACTAATTGAGATATATAAACACTTAAGGAGTTATCATGAACAATTTACCTAAAAACGAAAAAAGTTTCTTCTTCTCTAAAGAAGGTGAAGTTACTTCGCATAAATACGAAGGTCAGTTTAGTGTTAAGTGTGTTCTTTCTCTTGCAGATAAAAGACTATTAGAAATTGAACAATCTAGACTATCTATGGACCTTCAAAATCCTACACCAAACCTAATTGCAATATCTAGAGTAATTGCTAACCTAAGAGTTAGAGTTATTACTGCCCCTGATTGGTTTGATCAGTTTATCGGAAACTTAGACATCTTAGATGAGAATATTATGTTTGAGATATACGGTGAATGCTTAAACAAATCTAAAGAATGGCAAGACGAGCTTAAAAAGAAAGCAGAACCACAGGCAAAAGCTGAGGGAAACTAGAAAGCGGAGAGCTTAATAAACTCTCCGCGATAGAAGCCATTGAAAAAATAGCACGTTATAATTCTCTACACACAGACACTGAAGAGGGTATGGAACTGTATCTGCGCTCTTGGTGGTCAAAAACTTATAACAGGCCTCTTAAAGATCCGCTACTTAACGAATATACTGTATTAGAACTACTATATGAGTATCATGATAAGATTGAACGAAGTAGAGCTGTAGAGTTGTCGTTTGAGGAAGAAGCTGATAAAATAGAAGAAGGCAAACTGCAAGAAACACTAGACTGGGTTGAAGAAGAAGAGCGTAAAGAACGCGAAGAAGCTGAGGCTAAGGCTAAAGCAGCTGCTGACGAAAAATGGATGCTGGAGCAACTTAAACAAGAGCACGGCGACGATTTTGGTGAAGATGTAGATTTAGATTTTTCGGCGGAGTAATTAGATGGTCAACAAATCAGACAAACCAGTAAACGGACAACCTCCTAAGCGAATGAAGGAGATGTTTGAAGAGCGGGACTATAACGTCTCGTATGAACATCTTTCTACAAAAGAAAGCATGCCTAAGCTTTCTGAAAGACTTGATGCTCTACAAAAACTTCAGGGTCTAACTGCAAAAGGTTCTCAAGACTATAATACAATTACAGAAAACATTGGATATACTGAAGAAGATATGGCAAATGAAATTGCCAAACTTGAAAAAGTATATACACCAAAATATAATGAAAGTTTAGCTTCATCGATTGAAACATATACAAAAATGAGCAATATCAATAGTAGAACAACTACTATGTCTGGTATGTCTAAATACCACAGACAAGCTCAAGGTCATAGAAATAGATTTCTTCCTACTGAAATGATTGAAGGTAGAAACCAGATGCTGATGGAAGAAGCCAACATACTTGGTGGTTCTATTGCGGGTAGTGCTAGAGCATTAGGTGTTGGAGAAGACACTGCT